ATGAGCTTTACCCTTTCTCAGGCCGAACAGGCCATCATCGATCAAGCAGTTTCCATTCTGGAATCGAAGATCAACACCGCTGAGAACCTCAGCAGCCCTACCCAAGCAGCTCAGTACCTACGTCTCAAGCTCGCCATGCTCGAGCATGAGGTATTCGCTGTCCTGTGGCTGAACAACAAGCATTCCGTCATTGAACTGGAAGTGCTGTTTCGCGGCACTATCGACTCAGCGGCGGTGTACCCTCGCGAAGTCGCGAAAGCTGCACTGGCTCAGAACGCCGCTGCCGCCATCCTCTGCCATAACCATCCTTCTGGCTGTGCTGAGCCGAGCCAGGCTGATCACGCCATCACCCGCCGTCTGGTTGAGGCCCTTGGCCTGATCGATGTCCGAGTGCTTGACCATATGGTTGTTGGAACTGAGGGGTATGTATCCTTCGCTGAACGCGGGCTGCTTTAAGCAGCCCCACCCCTACCGGGAGAATTGAAATGGAAGAAAGAGCCACTTACGGCGCCAACCCGATCCGGCCCTCTACCCTGCGGCCCTTCGCTGAAGGCTGGGAGCAGCCTACTGCTGATGAGATCCGGGCCATATTGACGAAAGCCGGCCTCAGCGGCAGCCAGGCAGCCAGCCTTCTGGGCATTGAATCAGGGCGTACAGTTCGCCGCTGGACAGGCGGGCAAAGCCCTATTCCCTATACCGCCTGGGCAATTCTTTGCCAGGCGGCTGGCCAGGGGATTATCTGGGCGCCGGCAGGCACAGATATAGAGAGGAAAATTTCCGGCAGATGACGCCTGGTTAATACATAGCTCTCGGAAACTGAAGAAATGGCTGACAGGCGCCGGGGTGGACCTGTGAGATATTGACACTGCCCGCCGTCGGCAAGAGATCTCCGTTTCAGCCAGCGACAGACGTGTCAGCGATTCGCGACGGGCTCACGCCCAGACGCGAACAGGGTTATCTGGTGCGGGTATTTCAAACTGTGCCAGGGCCTCTGGCAACTCGTCGCCTCTGTAATTGGCGTGAAAGCCTCCAACCGGGGCCATCTCCGGGTAGTCGGCCCCCTCTTCATCTTCGAGAACCTCGCCGGTCGGCTCTTGGATTATGCCGATAATGTCGATGGCGTGCGTGCGCGAAGCTTTTCTGACGGCCCCGTCTTCGTTTATGAGCCCGGCGGCTTCCAACGCAGCAAGCAGCGATTGTTCGTCCGGGGCTTTCAGATAAAAGTCGGTCATGCGGTCTTTTCCTCCAGCTGCTCGGCGGTCATGGCGTAAGGGAAATAGCGAACGTTTTGGAGCCAGCCTGATGAATCTCCAGACGCTAGCTCCAACCGAGTTTGACTGACAACATTGCCGTAGGATTTTCCTGGTACCCCCACCAAGGAGTCTCCATTTACTGCGGCCACAACAGAATCCCCGGAAATAGAAAATGCTGTTTTTGCAGTTTGTCCCGCTACGACCCCAAAGTTCTTAACTTCTACCGGATCATCCCCCGTATAAACCAAGAGGTTCATCGCGCTATAGAAGCCAAAGAAGCCTGATATAGGGCCTGCTGGCCCCATTTTAAGACTATGAAAGGTCAGATTAGACGTACTCGGGGACAAACTACGCTTCCAGTTCGCCAGTAAAGTCATTTGTGGTTGATTAGACGCCCATGGAGTGATCGGATCGACAAAGGCAATGTCCGCAGATCGGGTAGCTGTAGCTCCATCCGCTGGTATATAACTAGTAGGGCGCACGCCCTCCTCCAGCTGGTGCCCCCAAACTAAAATGCTTTCACCTTCCCCCGCGAAGGTGAAACTCTCGTTAACCGCATCGTACAAAAGGACTTGGCATACAGAGTTTGTGTCAAAGTTTTCAATCCAAAGCCTGTACCACCCATTGGAAAGAGCCTCAACACCATAAGATTGGCTTCCAGGAACTGTTACTACGCTGCCATCAGTAAGATCAACCACCATGGTGTCGCCAGTGGTGAATTTAATAGCACCATAGTTACTGGTGCCTGCCTTCATGTGTACTGAATGGATAAATGTCCCTGATGCACTCAAGGATTTAAAAATCCTTTGAAGGTCTTGCCCTGTGCTGGCAGTAATTCTCGCTGCCGTCAGCGTGCCATCTGGTGCTATTGCCACATCATGTTCAACGAACCGCGTATCAGGGGAAAGTCCGCTGCCGTTAGATTCTGTCCAATTCCACAAGTTGGAGTTTGGGTTAAGGTTCGTTCTTTGCTCTTCAAAAATAATCCCAATCCCCTCACCACTAACAGGATCATGATCAAATCGCGGCTCGCCAGCTGCTGCTGTCTGCAAAATGCCATTGGCATCCCAATACGTCGCTGAGCTGGCCCGGGAGAACGTAATAATGTCTGCAAACTTCAGAGTTTTGTTGAGCATTACGCGCCCCCCAGTGCATAGGATTGATTGATGAAGTCGAGGCGCAATGTGCCCAGATCGCCGTGCAGGGATTGGATTAAGGCCAGCACCCTTTCTTCATAGCCTGCCAGCGCGTCCACCGCTTCCTGCAGGGTTGTGCTGTTGGGGTATTCGCCCTGCTCAAAGCCCGTGCCTGCATCATTCAGGTATAGCTTGAGCGTGGAGCCATCGGCCACCCAAAAGAAATCACCATCACTTGTCCCGGCCTCCCCGGCCGCAATGCTCGGGTAAATCGTGGCGCCGGTGCCTGCCACACCGCCAAGCTGGCCAAGCAATCCCTGCAGTTTGCGCATCGCCCGCGTAAAGATGGCCGCCGTCTCTACGTCGCCCTGGGCCATTTCAGGGATGCCGTCACTGGTGAAGTCACGCTGGACAGCATAAGCGCCAGCCTTGCCTGTGCCTCCGTAGGGTGCGGTCAGGGTCAGCTGGGTGTCGCTATCCACGCTTGCCACGTCATAGACCAGGCCCACGCCGGTCATCACGAAGCTGTCACCGGATTGGATATTGGCAAGCCACTGCGTCCCTATTCCGGACACAACGGCGCTGCCGTTCACCACCGTAGCGGTGCCCGTTTTGTATTGAGCCATAAGCTATCTCTCTGCGTTGCAGGTGCGGCAACTGGACGCCTTTATTAAGGTGCAGTTGATGGGCGTGTTCAGAAATCTAATCATTGCTGGGCAAATACAAACTTGTCACAGGTTATCGCCACGCTATAGTTTGAGTCTCCAACAGAGCTGCCCCCGTTCATTTTCGCGCTGATCTCCGGAATCCTTGAAAAATACTCGTAAGAATTTTGGTAAAGATAATCTGTTGTATCAGTATAAGTGCCAACGACTAGCCCGGTTCTAAGGTTTTTAACGCTGACCACCTTGGTATCGGGATCCCAATTTATTTCAATAAAGTAAGGGCCATTCTCAACAGTACCAAACCATGAAAAAGTCTCGATCATTATCGGCGTACCGGTTAACCCCGTGTCCGTGCCTATATCGAAATCAACGAAAATCCCTCTGTGATCCATTTTTAATGCAAATGCCTGGTCAGGAGAAGATGACTTGTGGACGGCAATGGCGGCTCTCTGGTTGTAAGCATCAGGGAAAGCCCTGTCATCAACATACATTTCATACCAGCCACCCATAACAATTCGGAAGGGACGGCGGGTGCTTGGTGTTTCCTCCATGTATTGAGTCATTGGAGGCAAATGATAAAGCACACCTGATGAAAACTGACCGCTAGGAACCTCATTCCCGCGTATCCCAATGCCCCACCCAAGATTGAGATCAGGGGTCAGCTTATACGCCCCCGTCCCCACACCGCCCTGATAGTAAAAATCCCCCGCCACACCAGTGCTGATGGCCATATCAATAAAAAGCCCAGGGTTGGAAACTGAGTTCGTGCCGTAAAATTTCACATCAGCGCCAAGCTCAAGCTCGTCGTTATCGAACTGGATGTAGCTCTGCGCACCATCACCGAAGTAGAAGTCGCCATTGTCGTCAATGTAAGCCGTCCAGTTGGCGCCATCGTAGTAGCCCATATGCGTGGCGGTCAGGTTCAGGCCGGTGCTCGGGGTGTCACCAAGACGATCAGGGATATTGGACAGATTGCTGGACCAATCAGCACCGGCGGTGGCCGTGTTGACCCACGCGCTGCCATTCCAGCGCTTCATCAGCTTGGTGGTGTCGTTGTACCACAGGTCACCAATGCCTTCGGCGGTCGGGGTGCTGGTGCTGAAGAAGGTGGTGACCTTGCCGTCAGCGGTGGATTGAGCGTCAGATGCTGCATTTAGCGCCTGACCAATGGCCCCGTCTTGAACGTCGATCCAGGCATCGTCTTCTTCGTCCCAGCGGTAGGGATGATCTCCTGCATCCGTCTTGAACCAGAGATCACCTTCCTCCGCATTCAGCGGCGGGTCATCTTGATAATAGGATGTGATTTTTCCATCCGCCGCTGCCTGGGCATCTGCGGCATCGGCGAGCGCCTGTGATGCGTTTGCATCAGCATCATTCAGCTTGGTTAGCTCGCTGCCGTTAATGTCACCCAGCGAGCCCGGCTTGTCGCTCAAGTTGGCGTAGCCGCTACCGCCCGTGATGGTCACCGCACCAGAAAAAGCCGCACTGCCGTCACTGTAAACAGCAAACAGCGTAGAGCCGTTGTACTGGTAGGTGATCATCCCCGTCTTGCCGTCCGCCGACTTCGGCCCCAGCGTTGCCACCGCATTGCCCACAAGGCTTTCCACCTGCCCGGCCACGCTGATTTTCTCTGTGGCAGCCAGTGTGCCGGTGACAATTTTGGAAGCTGTCAGCTTGACGATTTTGGTGCCTTCAATGGCGTCATCGTCCAGATTTGCGTCGATGAACGCCTTATCGGCATCGGTCACCGTTGCCCATGGCCCAAGGCCGTCCACATCGCCGGATGACAAGCTGGCCGTGGTAACGCTGAATTCAGAGCTCATGGTGCCCTGGCCAAAGGCGTCATAAGTTGCGAACCGCAGGAAGTATTCAGTGCCGTCAGCCAGGCCAGCAATCACCACAGGCCCGCCGTAGGCTTGCGCCACCTGGTTGGCCGGGCCGGGGGTGAAGCCTGTGGACTGGCTCAGCCAGACGCGGGTGTCCTTGTAGTCCAGATCCGCCGGCGCGTCATAGTCGATTTGCAGGGACCGGAAACTGGCGGACACAGTGATGGCATCCGGCAATTCTGGCGCCACGTTCTCCACGGGCAATTTAGCAGCCTGTGCGCTCAGTTGGTTCTGGCGTCCCCGGCAGTACACGCGGCACTCAAACGCACGCCACGCGCCCGTCTGGCCCTGCTCCCGGGCATAGTCTTCGGCATTCTTCTCATAGGTGTAGACGAAAGCCGGATCAACCACCCATTCCGTGCGCACCAGTGAGCCATCCGCCCACACTTCTACCTGGTAATCCTTGAAGTAGAGATCCAGCGAGCCACGGGAGGCGCCCAGCTGGCCTTCACTGCCCATTTCCACCCATTCGGTGACACTGGTCTTGCGCCACACGAACTTGGCGTCACGGCCACCGAACACGGCATCGTTGCCCTGCTCGAATAGCTCAAGGCCGTGGACGTTCGGCACCTCCACCACATCGTCCACATCCTCGTCGCCCGGATCGGCATTCAGAATCTTGGTGGTGGTGATTTCCTGAATCGGGGCATCAGGCACAACATTGCCGGCCAGCGATACGCCACGGGCGCGGATTTCATAGGTCTTGCCGTCACTCGGGACAACAAAGCCCACTTCCGGGGATGCCGGGCCCACCTCAAACCAGCCCGTGTCACCCTTCTCGCGATACTCCACCAACGCATACTTGTAGCTGCTCACGCCCGGCGGTTCTATCGCCACCTCAATCGTGGACAGGTTGGCATTGGCGCTGCGCGGGGTGTTGGTCAGCTCGGCAATAGTGACCGATGCAGGGTTTTCGGTTTCTTCGGGGATGTCCGGGGTGACCGCAATGGTGCCGGTTAGCTGATGGACAACATACGCAGACTGCCAGACGTTCAGGGGGGTGGGCTGCGGGCTGTAAAGCGGGGAAACAATTTCGTTGCTGGAACCCTGATAGAAGCTGTAGACGCCAGGGAGTGTGGCCCCCATAAAGCCTAGGCCATTGCCTCCACGGGTGCCCTGATAACCTGGAACCTCTGCTTCACCATAAAATGCGTGGAAGTTTGATTCCGTCAGGTCACCGGGAATGGCCGTGTCGCCATCCATGACAAAGTACAGCGCTCCGGGGCCGCCCGGAGCGCCAGTGCCAGGATAAGCGCGTGACCAGCTGTTGGCCTGATAGTAATTCGGCGGGGTTTCCGCATCGCCACCTGATAGATCAATCAGGCCGTTTTCACCAATAGCAAAGCCTCGGCAAATTATAGCGAGGCCGGCACCGGAGTTTCCGCCATCAGAGCCGGGGCCAAGGTAAAGCATTCCCTCACCAGGATGAAGCTGCGGTGACCGGATTTTGGAAAGAGCGCCGCCACCGTGCCCGCTGCCGCCCCACAGATAGCCAGGCAACCCCTTCAGCTGACCATCTGACACCTCAAGCGCCGTCCGCGCAGCACTGACTACCAAGCCTCCAACTGGCTCCAGATCCACAAAGGAGCCCGGCAAATCGAAGTCAATGACTTGGATATAAGGGTTCGGAGTGTAAGAGCGGTAATACCAGCGGTAATCCTCAAAGTTGCTCGCTTGGGTAATTAACCCGTCAGCTTGCGGCAATGATTCTGCTCGGAGATACCCGGCCAGGCCCTTGTTGTCTGGATTCCACTTAAAGTATTGAGCCTGGTAATACGGGTCTGTAGTGATCTCATCGACACCAGCGCCCCCTGGCTGACCTTGGCCGCGACCATCCAGCGTGCCGTTATTCTGAAAGTAACCAGCCACGCGAAGCTGCACGTTTTTGGTGAGAGTGACGGTCACGCCGCCATCAATGGTCAGATCTTCCGGGCACCAGTAAATGGCCGTATCGTCGGAAATAGAGGCGTGGCCATCTAGGGTAATGTCACCGGTAATGTGGCGCTCACCGGCACTCTCCACCACGGCGCCAGGGAAGTTGGCCGCGCTGATTTCGGTGCCTTCGCTCTGATACCAGCTCAACGGCAGGGCTGAACCGAACTGGTCCACCGGCAATTCGCTGGCCCGCTGGCTGGAGCCAAACAGATCAACCGTGACCTTGCCGGTCTGCCAGTCCACCTTGACCTGCTGAACCTCGAAGTTACGGTTCAGGGTCACGTCCACCTGGTCGGTGCTGTAGTCCTTAATGCCCCCCAGATTCACGCGGACAATATCGCCCACTTCCAGCACGTTATTTTCAGGGGAAAGCTCGAGCGACAAGCGAAGCGGTGGCCCTGCGTATCGATCCCGCAGGCTGTCCAGAATGTTCTTGATGGTCGTGTAGGTGTGGCGCTCGGCACTCAAGGCGCGGAATTCAATCTCAAGGGTTTCCGATTGACCGTTACGCTCGATAGATCCCGAATCCAGTAGCCGGTTTACGCGGGTGTAAGCCTCTTTGCGTTGGTTCCAGTTCCAGTAGACCAGAATGTCGTTAATCATGCTGCCCATGTCATGGGTCAGCGTTGGCGCAGACAGCACATGGTCTTCGTTCAGCTCGCGCACATACCCGCTCTGCGAAGGGATCAGCGTCATCCGGCGCAGACCAATCTGGCCATCCGAGTAGATAGGCGGGTAACAGCCCATCATGCGGAAAATCTGCTCTTCGATGAACTTTTTACCGCTCTCCTTCTCTACCCCAGATACCAAGGCAGAAAGCCCGTCATCGAAGCTATCCAGATCCCACAGGTCCGGCCCAATGTTCAGGTACTCGGACGTGCGGATAAACTCAGCACCAACGCCCATGTTCCAGTGGTCCGGCAAGTATTCGCCGGGATAGCCGTAAATTGAGCCCGTCAGCAGCGCATAGGCCAGCATCGGCGCTGGCATGTCCAAGTAGACGTATTCGGTGACCTTGGGCGCGTTGTCGCGCTTTTCGTCTGGATCTACCTCAATGGTCAGAGGCGTGGTGCCCAGCACGCCACGGGTCACCTTCTTGAGCGTGTTGGTGCTTTCGTCCACTTCCTCCGCCATGGCGATTTCAAAGGCGTCATTCTCACCTTCCAGTCGCACCAGGCAGATGCTTTTGCCGCTGGCCAGTGTTCGCCCGGACGGGCTCACAGGCTGCTTGACCAGCTGCAGGCCATTGACGGAATACAACTCAATTTCAGTGGCGTCAGCCTCCAACGTCTTGCTGAGCGTGGTTTCCTTGAGGACAAAAATGTCATCACGCATTTGGCGCTGAACGTCAGCACACTTGAACGTGTATTCCAGCTCCTTGTAGGAGGCACCCTGAATCAGTTGCGTCTGCACCAGAGCGAAAGACGACCACGGGATCCCCAAGAAACCTGCGTAATAGCGCACACGCTTACCGCGCAAGCCCTTATCGTCGTTCAGCTTGGCCTGCTGCAGCTCGGTCAGCCCCTCATCCGCAATGCGAACGGTCATCGAGCCGATCTTGCTGTTGGCCTTGTCCGGATCCAGTTTCTGGCTGGTGCTGTCCACGCGGGTCAGCACGCCATCAGTCACATTCGCGCCGGCAAGCCCATCCACTTCATGGCTGGTGAAGTAGTGATAATCACCATCGCCAAAGTCGAACTCGATAACAAAACGCGGCTCACGCACATCACCATTATTCAGCGTGCCAAAGGCGCTGTTATGCGTTCTCATCGAATACCTTCACTTGCCATGAATAGGAGTAGAAGCCGGCGGAGTTGACCAGGCGCTTGCTGGGATTGCCGCGTAATTTGTAGCTGACCGGGGCCACCGGGCTGCCCGGCTCACCCATTAAGTCCATCGTGAAGGGCTCACCTGCCGCCACAGACATAACGAACTCACGCAACTGAGCAAGCAGCGCCACATCATCAATGGCCACCGTGCTGAAGCTGTCCCGCTCCTCGATGCGGTAGAAGGTGGTGAAGTCCTTGCCAGACAGCGTGGTGAGCGTGTTTTCCTCACGATTGAAGCTTGGAGAAACCCCCTCAATGCCCACTTCCAGCTCATAGGGCTGGCCGGCAGTGTGGCCGGAGACAAGGCCGCGCTTTGCCGTGTAGATGATTACTGCCATGCTTTCTCCAGAAACAAAAAAGGGCCGCCAAACGGCAGCCCTTCGATTTGAGGTTTCCTTTTAATTCATTAGCCTGCTCTTTAAGAGCATCATTGGCGGCCGCATGGCCTGCCCATAAGCGGGGGAACAATGACAAACATCAATCTGATGGATCTATTCGGCACTCCACAGGCAAAACTTAAAGGGGTGCCCACCCATGAATACTTCGAAAAGTACAAGAACCGCCTGGACATCATGCTTGCTTGCGCCCAGGCAGAGGCAGACAACTATTGGCAGCAGCCCTTCGGCCGCCGGCTTTGCGCCGCGCCTGCAGCCTTTCTTCGGGTAGCCATACTGGCCCGCAAAGCCAAGAAGTACGAAATTGAAGTAGCGGCCTGCGAGCTGTGGTCCAGCATCATTTACGATTACAAAACCCAGGATATGGACGCTGCCATGGTTCACAAAGGACCGACATCGAACGCCATCGTTGCCAGGCTTTCCAAAGCCAGGGAGCTGAGGAATAAAGCCCGGGGGCAATAGCCGAAAGCCACATGGATACTATTTCTGGCGGAAGTATTCTTCACAGCTTGGTGCGGCCAGTTTTAAGCTCTCATCCCTTACAAATTCTGATGAGTGCTTAACCTCGCCCAGCGGGGTGATAATCAATCCCCCTTCAGATTGTGAAACCTCCGCAAATGACCCATCGGAGAAATATAATTGACTGGCTGCCATCTTGGCCTTGCCCACGCCATCACGGTAATTCCAAGAATGGCATGTGGCTACATGGCCATCTCCTTCAATCTTCATGGTCATGACGTACGGCCCAAGCCCGCCTGTCCATGTGCCTATTGCATAGCCAGGTGCAGCCTCCGGCTCAATATGGACGTATTTGCCTGCATCCATAGGCCCCCAGCCAGGGGAGCATGACGCAAGAAGGGGCAGAATAAGGGCGAACCATCTCATTTTAATTCACTATTTGTTGGCCATTCCTGCCAAGGCTCTACCATTTCGGCTGCCGGGGTCAATCAGAACATAATCCAAGTTATTAACCTTGTCCCCGATTTCGGCCATGACTGCTTCAGCCATTTGCGAGGCATCAAGCCCACTTACATCTCCAGCGAAGATGAACTGTATTTGGCTCCGACCTTCTTGGCCCTGGATGGGGGCCGGGGCTGCAGGGGCTGGCGTCGACGGTGTTCCTCCGTAGCCCCCACCACCAGCTGAAGTGCTAACACTGGGGCCACTTCCACCCCCGGCGGTCAAGGCCCCCTCCGCGATGCCCGTGGCAGCAATAAGGCCGATCTGCAACTTACCCCAACCCATGATCGCTGCGGCCGCCGGAGGCCCTGCAATGGGGCCAAGCTCAGCAAGCGCCCTGGTAGAAGCCACAAGGGTGTTAACCCAAGCAGAAGCGCCGGCCAAGCCTTTCTGTGCCGCCAAAACTACAAGGGCTACAGCTTTGTTCTCTCTCGCGAAGACGCTCAGCAAACCAAGGCCTTGCTGCATGGCAGCATACCTTGCAGAAGCAATGGCGCTATTTGCCGCTCGCTCCCGGTTCACATCGTCTTGTCGAAGCTCATCTACGCTGTTGTAATACTCCTCGCTTGAGGAAAGCAGAAGGGAGTTCGCCTCCTGTTTATCAATAAGCCCTTCTTCATAGGAAGCCAAGATCATCTCCCTTCTCAAAAGAAGGTCTTCCTGAAACACTTCCCTCTTTGTTGCATACCGGTCCTGAAGGTCAGATAGGCTGCCTTCCAACAGTTCCTGCTCTTCTCTCGCCTTTTTGCTCTGCTCTGTCAGCGCCTCGTGAGCATCAATCTGCGCATAAAAGCCTTCCGCTGCATTGAGCTGGGCCTGAGTGGCCCCTTCCGTTTTCAGCTTGTACAGATCCGCCTGGGTGGCGGTCATGCCTAGGGTCTGGGCTTCAAGGTTCAGGGCGTCGATGCGCTTCTGGATGGCGTCGGTGTTACCGGAATTGCCGGAGCCGCCAGAGGGCTTATCTTCCGGCTTATCGCCGGCACCGCTTCCGCCACCTTCAGCAATCTCGAACAACCGGGAAAAAGTAGAGCGGTAGTCCTCTGCTTTTTGCTGGACGGTATCAAGCTCTGCTCGCAGCTCGATCAGCCGCTTTTTCCAGTTATCTGCGCTTCGATCTTCTGGGTTCCGCTCAAGGAGCAGCTGGTAACTCTGGATGCTGTTATAGAGGCGGATTGCTTCGTCTTGCAGGTCCTCGAAGGGCTGCTCCAAGTCCATCAGCTTTTTCTGGGCCTGTGCTGAAGTCAGGCGCTCGAAGGAACCTGCCAGTTTGTCGATCTCGGAATCCAGATCAACGGCTTTTTCGCTTGCCTCATCCGCACTCGTGGCAAAGTAGCCCAAGGCAAGAACAGCAGTTGTAACAACTCCCACCGGGCCGCCCAGCAGGCCCATAGCGCCTGATGCCGCCCTGGCGGCAATGCTTGCACGGCCAGATGCCGCTGCCGCTGCGTTAGAGGCAGCAGTATGCGCAGCTTGGGCAGTTGAAGCTCTGGCCGTTGCCTTGGTCAGGTTATCCATGGCGAACGCATGGGCATTGGTACCGGCAGTGGCCTTGGCGTCCGCAAGGGCTCGCTGCTGGATTGTGCGCGCAGCAATCAGCTCGGCTTCTGTCCGGCGGACAATTGCGGCCGTTGCCGTGGCTTCCGCTTTGGCATCCTCGATAGAGGCCAGAACGGAGCGCCCCTTGGCGGCGGCATAGCTGGCCACCGCCGCCGTGGCGCGGCCCGCCACCAGCACCGCCAGCCCTTCGATTACCGCAGATAGCTGCTCGGTGCTCTCTTGCGCTTCTCCCAGAGTATCGCCGTATCCAGACCACAAGCGGACCAGGTCGGTGGCCGTTTGCGTGGCTGAGCGCATCAGTCCCGCTTGAGAGTCGCCAATGCCAATCAGGGCAACGTCTACAGCGCTGAAAAAGGAATCAATATCACCCTGCAGGGTGTCCAACTGGGCCGCCGCGGTCTCTGCTGCTTGCCCTGTCGATTGCAGCCGCGATTCCATGTCGCGCAATGCGCTGGAGCCATTGCTCAGAAGGGCAGCAAGCGCGGGGCCTGCCTCTGCGCCGAACATGGCAACCGCACGGCTAGCCGTTACGCCTTTGGCTTCAAGGTCAGCAATAATATCGACAAGGGGCCGGAACTCGCCCGCAGAGTTGCGGACAGAGATACCAAGATCATCAGCCTGATCCGGCAGCTCATTGAGAATAGCCCGCAGGCCGGTACCTGCACGCTCACCATTTCCGAATGCAGTGGTCAGCAAGCCAAGGGTGGCAGTGGTGCCCTCAAGGGACTGCCCCAATGCCGCCGCTGTCGGACCAGCATTACGCATGGCGACCTGCAAACGATCTACATTCAGGGCACTGGCGCCAATGGATGCAGTGTAAACATCAACAACACGGCCGGAATCAGAAGCAGCCAGCTCGAACTGATTCAGGGTGGAGGTTACCAGCTCAGTGGCTCGCCCCAGCTCTGCCTGACCAGCTTCAGCCAGGTTCAGGACGTTATCCAGCGAGGCCATCTGTTCGGTGGCACTCTGGCCGCTGGAGGCCAATGCATAGAGAGCTTCGGTGGTTTGAGCTGGGTTGAACCGGGTGGAAGCCGCAGCGCGGAGGGCAGATTCTGCCAGCTGATCGAGCTCTTCCGCCGTGGCGCCCGATACTGCGCCCACGTTCTTCATCCCCTGCTCGAAACTGGCTGTTCCCTGGAGGATGGAACGGAAGAACTGCGACGTGGCTACAGTGGCAAGAGCGGCGCCGAGAAGCTTCAGCCCCCCGGACATCTGATCAGTAGCGCGGGTTACCTTGCCTTCGGTCAGCTCAGCCTGGTGGCCAAGGCGATCAAGGTGGCGCTGCCCCGAATCAACTTGGGTGCTATCAACCGCCAGTACCAGTCTTGCCGTTTCGGTCATGCCAGGCCTTCGCTCTGATTTGATCCAGACGGCGCAACACGTCCACTTCCCAGGGTAGGAGGTGGATCTGTTTCAGTGCTGCCCAGTGATGGATCTCGGTGTAGGTGCAATCGCCCAACTGACAGAACCAGCCCCAGAGGTATTCCAGACCTTCCGGGGGCGATTCAATCTTCAGGCTCTTGGGTTTGTTGCCGGTTTGCTTCCAGACCTGTTCCAGTCGCTGGCGCTGGCTGGTACCGGTCTTGGCGTCGGGTAAATCGAGGGCTATTTGCCCTTCCGCCCAGTCGTAGAGTCGCTGGACGGTTTCGTGAAAAAACGTGCATCGTTGGAGGCGTAGCGGTCGATCATGTCCCGCAACTGGGGCGCCTCACGCAACAGCTTCTGCACGTTTTCTGGGGTACATTCCTCTTCAAACGACCAGTCACCGACCAAGGCGGCCGTGAGGATCACCGTGCGATCCTCGGCTTTCACTTCTCCCTTGCCAGCGATAGCGGCCAGATCGTCCCGATAGGCTTGCGCCTTGGCTTTCTGGAAGTCATCGGACCATTGCGACCGGATCACCAGATAGTGATCAGTCTCTTTGCCTTCCGGGGTGCGCAAGGGCACCTTGATGCCCTCGTTCGCCTTATCCCGGGTGAAAAACGCATCCATTCCTACCATTACGCGGCACCTTTCGTGATAACGATTTGGCTCTCTTCGGTTGCGTCATAGAGGGCCATCAGGTCCATGGAGATGGTCACCTCGCCTTCGCCGCTCACGTCCGGCTGGCCGCTGTTGTACTTGATGCGCGGCAGTGTGAATGCGTAGGCGTTGGTGCCATCACTCAGGGTGAATTCCAGGCTGGATTCAGTCTCGTTGAGGAATTTCTCGTAGAGCGCTTCGGATTCGAACCAGGCAGTGACTGAGCCGGACAGATTCGACCGGGCAATGCTGATGCACTCGGCCGTATCGGAACCGACCACAAACAGAGGGCTCAGGCCGTTTTCCAGCGTGAGGGACAGTTCGGTGATGATGGCGATGGCCGAACCGCCCTCCTCAATGGTTCCGGAGAAACTGTCGAACGGGCTGGATGTGGTCCCCGGGTCATAAGTGGCACCCGCGATAGCGGTCTGGGCCGGAGCATCCATGGAGCGACCAATCAGCCCGAAGTTGCTGGTGATAATCGCGTTCGGCGATACCGTCAGGTTCCAGGTGTTGAATTCGCAGCCCTTGTAGCGCAGGTACTGGCCAATATCGGCAAAGTGGCGCTCGATGGTGAATGGCCGGCGGACAACGCCAGCTTTCAGCTCATCGGTGCCTGCAGTAGGGGTGTCTACCTCCCACGTGCCGCAAAGCACCGCCTCCAGCATGGTGTCGAAGGCGCCGCCGTAGGAGAGCTCACAGTTGATGTCGCCACCGACCTGCTTGTTGCCATGGCGCATGTCAGCGATCTGCCGATCAGGGCGCAGTTCCTGAGACTGGATGGTCTCCTTGGTCAGAGCCAGCGTGGTGCCGGTCTGCCGGATGGGCGTAAAAACGGGAGTTGCCGGTGTGGTACCGGCAACAGATTCGGCCACCAGGGCCATAGAGTGGCGAGAGCCATTTGCAGGGCAGCCCATAGGGAACCTCCATCAAAGGGAAAGCCGCGTCTCACGACGTGGGCGTTTGGGCGTCTCACGACGGCCAATAAAAAAGCCCGCGATTGCGGGCCCAGGGAAATGTTCCCGGGTTCTCTCCCCCGGGAAGTCACACCACTCGATACTTCGCGCTGATCAGGCGCTTTTCTGCCCCAGGTGTCGGGGATCTTTGGTCCCAGTAGCTAGCTGGATGGCGCTGGTCTCTTTCTCACCCCAGTCCGCAAGGCTTCCCCCGGTGCGCGTCTCACCGGCTCGACCAAATCAATGCACCGCGCCCCCACGTCTCACGACGGTAGAGCGCAGCGGCTTTAACTGGTTTGAATTTCTGCAGAAACAGAGACGATGCTGGTGTACTTGCTGACTCGCTCGCCAATTGTATTTACCTGCATGTTGTTCACATCCACGCCAACCGAATACATATGGCCAGACTCTTCATGAAATTCCTGGATAGCCCTCTGGACCTTCTCCTGAAGGCATTTCAGCGACTTATCAATGGTGTAGCTCACGGTGTCGGCTCCATAAAAAAGCCCGCTCAGTGGCGGGCCGTGGGGTTTAGGCAAACGCCCGGTTGATCCAGGCGCTGTAATAAATCGTTATCGAAACGCGGCTCCAGTTATCCACCCGGCGCATCGGGCTGATGCCGCAAGAGCGAATCAGAACGCAGAGCGGGACGTAAACGCCGTACTCCTGGTCGATGAAATCCAGGTCCAGCGTTTCTGTTTGTGGTGGAGCCTCGAAACGGGCGCCAGCCTTGAACCGGGCGGCCACTTGATCGGCCTTTGCCAATAGCGGGCTGTCGCCGGTGTTCAGTGGCCAATTCAGGTCAATCTGGAAGACGCCATCGTGACGGTCTTGGCCGGTATCGCCCAGCGTAGCTACGCCCGGCTGTGCCGGCAGCACATGAACCCGCGCCCAAGGCGTGCCCGTCTCAGGGTCAAAGTCTTTGCCGGGCTTTGCCCAGGGCAGCCCAAAATCGCCGCTGATCCACGACTGAACCAGAGCGTTGCGAATATCGAGGAATCTCATACGCGGTTCTTCCGGGCTTCTTCTTCAAACAGGCGCTTAAACCGGGCCACGTTGCGGCGCAGCATGCCCTCCGGGGCCTTGGTGTGGGACCAGCCATCAAACTCAACGCGATAGGCGTAGGGCATGTTATTGCTGAGCATGGTGACACTGCCGCCCTGAATGGCCCGCACAATGGCTTCCATTTCGGCGGTGGTGGCACTGCCATCCTTGTCGGTGCGGCCATTCTCTGCCGATGCGGGGGAGCCTGTTGTGGTTTGCCAGTCACCGCGCAGGCGGCCATCCAGAACCGGGGTGTCCATGATGACCGCCCGAAACAGCCTCAGCTCAACGCCTCGTGCTGTTTGCTCCATCGAGCGCCCGGCCTTCTTCGAGAATGACCGAACATCCGATGCAAAGCTCATTTTCTCACCTGAATCTCATGGAGAAGGGTTTGCCCAGCAGGGCGCAGGGTCTTGATGCGAATAATCGTCCAATCAATACCGTCCACGGTGACCGAATCCGTCACTACCGGGTCAACGTCAAACGGAGCCAGCAGCAACTTGCGGTCGCTGGTGCGGATCTCGTTACCGGCGGCACGGGAATCACCGGCCTCTTTGATTGAGTAGTTCAGCAGCACGCCGTTCGGGGTGAAGCTTTCCGGGGTCTGGCCGGTCACATCACCAGTGAGCGGATCTTCTGTGCCGCCCGTTACGCGGGTAATAGTCACCGGCTGGCCGAACTGCGCCAGAAGCCGCTGCGCTGTGGCCGCCTGTCTGTCGTAAAAGGCACTCATGCCCGGACAGCCAACAGCCCACGGGTTACCAAGAAATCAGCAAACTGCGCACGGCTGGGCCGCTCAGGGGCCGCCCACATCAGCTTGCCGGTATTCTCGATTTGGCCATACTCCACTTCCAGAACGTCTACCTTCTCTTTTGTGACCGGCCCTTGGCGCTGGTCTGGCGGGTTTGTCTGGTCGTTGAATATCTCAGCAGCCAAGGCCATCTGGCCATACTCAATACGCGAGGGGATGTAGTCGTTTGACTGCAGTTGGCCATCTGTCCACACGTTGGAGCGAGGCCACGCCAGCGCCTGGCCAGCATTGGCCCGGTGACCCTTCCATTTCATCACGTTCATCTGGACGGCAGCCTGGCGCAGAAGGGCTTCCTGCTCTGCCTCAGTGTCAGGCACGGTCACACCATAGAGGGTGCCGTAATCAGCAAAATCAGCTGCCGTGGCGTAGCTTTCAGCGTCAGCCTTGCCTGTGCCGTCCTCGATGATAAGGGCCATGCCTGCTCCTGCATTCCGGCTTACCAGAATGCCTCAAATTGGGTAACTGAAAAGGGGGCAAATGCCCCCTTGTTCACTCGCCAGCCTTATCTGCCGGCGCTTTCTTTTCGGCTGGCTTCTTTGCCGGCGCTTTCTTTTCGGTCACCTTCGGCAGATCCTTTTCGGGGGCTGCGTCTTTGCGACCATTCTCGGGCACAAAACGGGCATCCACAATACGGACGCCGGACTTCTGGGCCAGCGCCTTCACATCCTCGTTATAGCGAGTGAAGGGGCCGGGCAGATACCAAACAGGCGCTTTATTCGCCATGGGTCATTACTCCTTACTGAGCAGCGTCGCCAACAGCGATAACGCCTGCAGTGTGTTTCACAGAAGTGGCCACTTGGTCCCAGTTGGTGCCAGTCGCCAGCTCTGCGTCGGTGGGTGACTTGCCGCCGTTCGCTTCATCCCAGGTGTAACCTTTCAGGCCAAGGCCGAAGGTGTAATCCACCTGCATGGTGGTTTCGATGCGGTCTTTGCCGTTGCTGGTTTCGATGTTGCTGATCACATCGCCCCCGTCATGCACGATGGCCGCTGACTCAACCAGGCCCAGCACCTTCTGAAGGTCCGGGGTGCCCGCTTCGGACAATGCCGGTGCATCGGTGACAATCACCGCCTTACCCAGAATATCCACAACCTGGACGTTCTGAGCTTGGAACAACTGCGGGGTGTTGGTCAGGTTCTGGCCAATCAGCTTGTGATACACGGCGCCGGTCATCACGTTGGTGATGATGTTGCCGCTGTGGTCGCCAAACTTCGCATGTGCTGAGTTCAATGCGCCGTAATCCAGGCCAGCAGAGCCGGACACATCGTTGGTGGCATCGCTGTTGTTCTCGATGGCAGCAACCAGTGCCGCAATGGCCGTGTTCAGCTGGTCGGACATGAGCGCTTCCGCAAAGTTACGGCTAGCCACCTCAATGCCCTCTGCGGTCGGCTTGCGCAACCAGGTCAGCTGGCCCGGCTCAAACAGGATCGGGCCGAAACCACCGGCAACCTTCACGGAGCTGTGCTTCAGCTGGGTCAGGTCAGTGGCGGACGCGGAGCCATTGGCAGCGTAGCGGTCAACCCGACGCTGAGCACTGTGGATGGCTGCGAAGAAGGATTCTTGCAGGAAGTCACCATCGAAGCCTTCAGTGGTCAGGCGGATGGAGTTGCGGCTTGCGGCGTTAAATTTTTCCACCATCTGGGCCAGCGTCTCGATGGTTGCCGGCATGATGTACTGGTTAAACACCTGCATATCGGAAAGTGCCATGATTTGTTACCTCAATTATTCAGTTCAGGGAAACGGTTTTTGATTGCGGCTGTACGCTCGGAACGATCACCGCCCAAGCTGCCTTTTGTTGCGGCACCGCCGCCATTACCGCCCCCGCTGGCACCGCCACCAGAGGCCTTGGAAGCAACAATCAGCGGCGCAAAGGCCGGATCGTTGCTGAATTCTGCTTTCAGTTCGTCCACGGTCATCGCGCTGGGTTTGCCCTCGGCATCCAGCACTACGGTGGTCGGCTTGCCGTCGCGAACCTCCATGGACAAGCGGCTGGTCAGGTGCGGCTGGAGCGCCTTTGCGCTGCCCTGCACTGCAATCTCGGCAGCAATGCCGGACGCCACACCCGTGACCATTTGCTCCTTGAGCCAGGCCTGATGCTGTTCGACCTCGCCTTTCAATTCGGTTTCACGCTTTGACAGCTTTTCCTGCCAGCTCTTTTCCAGTGCATCCACGTCGCCGGCCTTGCGGCTTTTGTCGTCATTGATAGATGCCAGCTGATCCTCCAGCTCCTTCATGCGCTTGGCGGCTTCCTGTCGCTCCTGCTTGGCGGTTTTTGTTTCGCCCAGCAGTTTTTCCTGGTGCTCTTTCAGGCGGGCGTTCTCGGCCTGAATTTCGGTGATTTGCTCCGGGGTCAGGCTGCCGCCGCCACCGTCACCGCCTTCGCCACCGGCGCCTTCACGTTTAATTTGGGGGATCTTGTTGATAAGCATTGGTCACTGACCTCTTGGTTTACCCACTGGGTTAAACCCCCGCCCGCTCGAATGCCTGCGGCTCAAGCGCCCGCATTTCGTTAAGGGTTAGGGGTTGGAAATTTCGATCTAGCTGCAGCTGCGCGAAACGCTCTGCATTGATGCCGCCATTGCGAAGCAACTTGCCCCGCGTTGGCCCTATTGCTGAATCCTGGAAGGCGGCCGGCTGTCGTTTCAGCCACTGGTAATACGTCAGGTCGGCGTCTACATAACCGTTTACGCTGGAGCGGGTGGCATCCTTGTCCAGGAAGTCCAGCCCGTCATCCAGCTCAGCCACTGTGGTAGAGCGGCAGCCGATATGCAGCGGCGGCATTGGTCCGTCGCCCACCTCAAACGTCTGCCCATCAAGGCTTCGACACTGTGTTGTGGTGCGACTGTCCAGCGTGGAAACCCACCGATAGCCTGTTATCAGGTCGGCATTGCGGTCCCACGTCTGCTTTCTGGCTGTGCTGGCCACATGCTGCACGGCAGTCCGCACAATGGCCTCAGCATGGCGCCGGGTGGTGTCCAGCAGGCCATCTTTGTAGCGCAGGGCTTTGGTGCCGCGAATCGAGCGGACAATCTCGGCATTGGTCTGGCCCTCGAAAGCGCCTTGCCTGATGCGATTCTTGACCGCCTCAATTTCGCTGCGAGCCCAGTCTTTAATGAATGGATCGAGCAGTTTGCCGCCCTGGCTGCCGCGGACGCTCATAGGGTCCAGGGTGGCCGCTGACCAGACCGTGGTGATCGCCGGCACCGCAAACGAGGCAGCGCTGACTACAGAACTCAGGTTTCGGGCCTCAAAGCCCGCTTCGTATTCGGCCAGTTCCTTCAGGCTGCCCAGCAGGCCAGCTGTTTGCTTGGCATAGAGGCCGGTCAGCAGGCTGTCGATCTCTTTTAGCAGCCGGTTCAGCTTGTCCCGCTTGTAAGCGGCCAGCTCAGAGCGAAACAACAGTTTCTTGCGGATTTCCCGGTCAACTTCCTGAAGGAAGCTAACCATCTGATTGGCCTCGCCGGACTTCAGGCGCTCAAGATAAACCGCATGCCTTACCGTGGAATCAATGAGGGCTTCAGGTACCGCCATCAGCGTCATCCAGGGCAAGGCCGGTTCCGCTTTCGCCTACTTCCTCGCGCACTTGGTCATTGGTCTTTTCTGAATCAATCAGGCCGGTGCGGCGCATCCACGCCCACACGTCAGTCTCAGGAACAGCGCCGCTCATCCATGCCGCCACAATCTCACGCAGCAGCTGGGCGTCCAGCTTGTGCTCCACCAGATCCTGATTCAGCTGATAAGACGGCTCACCCGGGGCGTTGTTGAATTCGCCCATCCAGGCAAGGCACTGGGTGTAAGCGTCGGACACATTAGAAGAGGCGAGCGACAGAGCGGAGTGCTGCGCGGCGTCATCGCTATCCACCTCGGTGGCGGTCTTCACAACACCGCCGATCTGCATCAGCTTGGCGCCAAGACCGACCATCCGCTCTTCAATGTCTTTCAGTTCCTTCTGGATGGCAGAATCAGCGGTGACCGTCTCAATGCCGAATTGGCCGCCCTCGGGCAACATGATGGGAGCGCGGGAGCCAACCAGAACGCCCTTTTTTTCCAGCATGTCCACCCATTGCTGGGTAAGGCCCGACATCCACGGCTGCGGCTGGCCGGCGTAGAACAGCGCGTTATACCAGTCCGCCCCCACCTGGTAGTGCTTGATGTTCTGGCGGGCCAAGTCCAGAAGCGGGGCTTTATCAATGCCGCTGTCGTTGTTCTGTGCGCCTATGAACGTGAAAGGAATACGGTTCCAGACTGTGCCGGTGCCGGTGCGAGGGAAGTATTGATCATGGATTTCCCACGCCGTGCCCTTTTCATTTGAGCGCCAGAGCGTTACCTGATAGACACCCTCAACAAGCTGCAGCGCCCGATACTGCTGGATTTCATCAACACTGAACCCATCCTCGCCGGGCTCTTCAACCGTTTCATGCAGCACGACCATGGAAAGGACGTGAGCGCCGCCAACCTTGGTGGTGCGCCAGTTGGTGATCTGCTCTGCTTGGTAGCGAACAATGCTGGCGCGGACCAGGCCGGCGTTTTGGTCGGCCCGCGAGGCCGGGGCCTCTGCATTGGGATAATCCACCAGCAGGCCTTCGCGGCCCTTGCCCATGACGTTTTCGAGGACACGCTGGCTCTGCTGAAAGATGCTTACCCCGGCGCCATCAACATCAGTGGAGACATAATCCAGACCAGCCTGCACTTCCAGCTCAGGGTCTTTGCGGAATACCGCACCGATCAGCCCTTGAAGAGTGTGCCCGGTGACGTTGTAGAAGCTGGCCCGCTGCTTGTAGCGGTCATAGACGGCTTTCTTCTCGCCAGGATCTTCTTCCACCGCTGACGGGTTGGGCAGATACGCCTCACCCTTGGCTTTGACTTTTTCCTCACCGGCAACAACGTCCGCGACCAGCTCCCAGCTGGGCAGCGCAGCGTTGTAATCGCCTCTCGTGTAGGTAACGTCTTTTGCCATTAGTAATTCATTCTCAGCTTGGTGGCAGTGGCCGGCTTGATTACCGGGTAGTCGTGGTGGATGAAGTAGCCGCCGGCGTCGTTCGGGTGGTCCAGATCGCCTTTCTTGTCTGGCTCGCCGCTTTCTGCCCAAGGCTGCTGCTCCAGGGTGTCGGCATAGCCAGGGCATCTCTCGGTGTTCACCAGATACCGGCGCTCACCCTTCGCGTTACAGAACATGGCGTTCATGGCGTTAACCCGGTCTTTAACAGGCGGGTTGGCGCTGGGCGCATGCACCGAGAAACCGGCATCCCTGAGCGTTGCAATGTCGGTTTTGCTGGCGTTAACGGATTTTCTGGAATCGCCAGAGGCGTCTGGGTAAATGCGAATCTCGCATGTCTTCCAGTATTCGCCGTCCCGGTATTCCCAGTACCGCTCTTTGATCTTCTGAATCATGTCCGGCGTGTCATAGCCATTCAGAATCTCATCCACCGCCCGGGGCATCTTGTTTCGCTTTACGTGGGTGACAGCGGCCATCTTTCCCACATTGAAGTCCATGCCGATATACAGCGGCTCACCGCTCTGAACGGTGTCAGAACAGTGATTCAGCGTCTTGTCGAACTGGTGGTAAACCGTGCCCGAAAGCAGGTTTACAAACTGGCCGTTCAGGTAAGCCCGGATCAGCTCCGGGGTGTAGGCCTCCAGCATGGCGTCAATGTAGTCATCCGGCAGGTTCGCTTCATTGTCGAACGTGGACGCCTGGATGATGCCGTAGCGCTTGGCCATTTCCGGCCTGTCACGCAACGACCTGACGAACTGGCGATAGACGAACTTGAAGCCTTCCGGCGTCGTCGTTACATCAATGCCGTTCTTTACCCCATGCACCTTGTAGCGCATGCGAGCCATAATCTTTCGCCAGGCCTGCTCTGCCTTCTTCTCGGCAAGCAGGTCCAGCTCATCGACCAAGGCGTGGCCGATCTTGAAGCCAACAATGTTGGCCGGGTCATCAATAGAGCGGCAGATCACAGATCCGCGGTACCGGCTGCCACTGTAAACCTCTACTTCGTGGTCGCCCTTCTTGACCTTGACCCGAAGGCCCATTGTCTCGGCAACCTCGCCGATAGTCGGGTAGAAAATATCCCGTATCAGCGGATAGGTCGGGGCAAAGTAGCCCTGGTTGATTTTCGGGTGCTCGTAGAAATGCGCCAGCATCCCGGTGCAGCCCACCCAGGTTTTGCCTGAGCCAAAGCCGGCAACATAGGCCCTGTACTTGTGAGGCAGATTCAGGAACTGGCTTTGCGGGACATTAAGCCCCGTTTTCACCACCTTTGCGTGTCCTGGCATCCTGAACCTCGAAAACAATCTTGGTTGGCGGCAGATCCGCGTCGCCACCAGCAGGGTCAGGGTTGCGCTGCCACTTATCGCGCTGCCTGTTGTGAAGCCAAGCCAGGCAGGCTGTCGTGTCCGGCGGGTAATGCTCTATGTAAGGCTCAACGACCGGCGAACCTTCGTACTGCATAATCTTCACAGCCTCATGGCTGTAGCCGCAGGCTCTGCGGTAAAGGCTTTCCACCACATTGGCATCCGCCAAAGTCTTGCCCTTTTTTATGGACTCAAAGAATTCGGGATGCTTCTTTTTCCAGTTGTTGATGGTTTGCTCTGTCACCTCGAAAAACTCGCCCAGCTCCTTGTCGGTAAGGCCTAGCTTGCAGAGCTTTTCAACCTGATCAGCGTATTCTGGTTTGTAGCCTGTCCTTCTGGCCATCACCGATGACCTCCATACCGGCCCCGCCGGCTCACTTCGGGCACCGCCCGGTTAATTCCCCCGCGTTACCTGCGGGTTCTTGTCGATAATCATGGCGTCGAACTTTGGCGCAACACCGTAGATGGCCACCACCAGGGTTAACGCCGCCATCAGCCCGCCGATGACGTAAACGCCGCCTCGGACAAAAGCGTTCATTTTGATGACCGTCCGGTTTGTCTCTTCTGAGGTCTCGGCCATGCTCACCAGGTACTGGACAGACTTCTCCAGGTCGCCAACACGGTGAGGCAGCTTTTCTTCTTCCAGGACGCGCAAACGGTGATCTGTCAGCGTGTGCGAGCGCTCCAGGTCGTTTACCCGAAGCGGAATACTGTCCATGTCGTGGGCCTCATGTGTCATCCCGGAAACTTCTCCACCACTGCCGAGCCAGGTAGGCCAGCACAAGCCATGAAAATAAAATGATGATCGTTGCCAGGATGGCCGCATGCGCCGTGTCCTGTGCGCCTTTACTCAGCCGTGCGAATCGCATCGACCAGTCCGTTATGGCGGGTTGCGCAGTCGTGATACTGACCAGCCCACTGCTTCATGATGGTCAGCACCGTGCCGGCCTCCCCGTCACTCAGAGTCGGCAGTTGCCGCGGGCATTTCGCCATCAGGTTCTGCTGGTAGCTGGGAAGCGTCGTTGAGGGCCGCAGCATTGAGCAGCCCGACACCAGCGCCAGGCAGGCACACATTGCGATACACCGGCTTAATGACTTCACGGGTCACCCCACGGTCGATAACGGTTTGATTGGCCTTCAGGCCGGATAGCTTCTCTTCCACTGCCGCGGCTATCTTGGAATCACTTTGCAGTGCCGCGGTAATGGCGTCCGCTGTAGCCTTTTGCCTCTCAAGCTCTTTGGAGTCTTCGTGCCAACCGCGGGCAGTCCAGCCGCCAAAGGCGATGCCGCCAACAATGGCCAGTACCGCCAGATACGGGCCGCCTTTGTTCAGCAGGGTGAGCCAAGTCATTTCTGCTCCCGGCGCCACTGCCAAAACTTAATGAGGGCCGGCGGGATAGCCAGAAACGCCCCGTAAGCCGTGGCCGTGCCGCCGCTGATGTCCGGCGGATTGTCTCCGAACACCCGGTAGGTCACCCAGGCGAACGCTACGGCCCCCTCTATCAGCAGGACCAGGACCACAAGGGCGTTGCTGCTGATGAACCGGTACAGGCGGGCCATCAGTAGCTCCACACCCAAGGGCGGGGCCGGCCGGCTTCATGCTTCAGGTCATCCAGGTGGATAAAGCGACCGTCACCCTTCTGATTTACGCCGATCCCGGTAAAGCCGTGTTTTAGGGCCAGCTCAATGATTTTCAGGGCTTCGCCACCACTCACTGCAATATCAGCAGCCCGGCCACTGGCATGCGCCCCAGGGGAGGCTTTGCGGGCCTCAATGGGGTGAGTCGGGTGCCTGTAACCGCTTGTCACGGTCATGGCCCTGCCGTACTCAGTGCGCAGAGCTTGCAGCTTTTCCATAAAGCCCGGCTTCATGCCGTTCTTGCCGGTGTGGGAGCACACGAATTCATGCGGCTGGAAGTTGGCGAATCTGTCCCAGTCCATTGCAGGCTCCAGAAACAAAAAAGCCCCGGGCGGTCGGGAGACTCCCAACCCATCGGGGCAGAAAAAGAAAAACCCGCACAAGGCGGGTTTGGGGGATGCTGGCCAATGGGTTCGAGGGAAGGGTCGGCCAACGAAATCAAATTGTTTCGGTCACCTCTGGCAACCATAGCTGTTTTGTACCACTGGACTGTTAGTCAGTCAACTAATTGCCAGCGTTATTTTGACAGTGAACAAATGGGCAGTTATGCGGCCATGGCCAGCATGGCAGCCACCATGCTCTCGCCGATTTCGAGCCGCTTGATTGCGGTGACCCTGGACACCCGCAAGCGCTTTGCCAATACGGTCTTGCTCAGTGCCCGGTAGTCATCGCCATCAGGGAAGGCGTAGTACAGTTTCAGCGCCATAAACGCCGGCGGATTGTGCTGCCGAATGTGGGTCATGACATGCTCGTCAAAGCCCTGGCAGGCTGCGTCCTCCCATACCTGCACCGGGCGGCCATCGTCATCCACTATCTGGCCTATCTGGCGGTCTACGATAGGCCCCATCCAGCTGATTGCCCCCTTGGGTGCCGGCCCTGCAGTTCTCGACCATATCCCCCACTGTTCAAGCGCAAAGCGCGCCTCAGCGTAGATGGTGACCTCTTGCGCTTCAGACATCTGCCCTCTCCTTCGTCGCTCCCAGTAACCGTTTGATAACGTCGATTGCCGTGCCGTTGGTGACCATTTCCGTGCTGCACCGGTAAACCGTCCAGCCCAGCAGCTGCGCTTCGCCGTACTTCTCCAGATCCGCCTGAAACCCGCTTCCCCGGTTATGACGGCCTCCGGTCCAGATGCCGCCCTCCACTTCCACCGCGAACAGCAATTCAGGCCAAGCGAAGTCAAAGCGCCAGCGGCGGGTCGGGTGGAATCGGTGCTCTCGAACCCATCCCGCTACCTTCTCGGCCCTCAGGTCCAAGGCCAGCGCTTCTTCGCCTTTGCTCTTCTTCATCGGCAAATGCTCCCCGGCTGACTCGGCTCGTTGCTGCCGGTGCAATCCAGCCGGTGATCACTTGCCTTCGGGCAGCGCTTATTGCCGCATTCCGGGCAAAGAATCATTCTTGCGCCCACCAAGATCAGGCCCAATGGATTGCGCTGGCGTCTTTCGTTCGCGCATCGGTAACACTGGCATTTATTCACTTGGCAGATACCCCATGTCAGCGAGAATCATGGTTTTGACGGTTTCAACAAGCGCCAGCGCCTCCGACATCTTCAGGCCTGCATTCCGGTAGCCAACCAGATACTGATCATCATCGTTGAGCAGAATCAGAAAGCCCTTCTTGAAATGGCTCGTCTCCGTCTCAGCGCTGTTTAACAGCATGGACTCAAGCGTGATTCGTGAAGCATCGCCGGCCGCCATTCCGATTCCTGTCACCTTCGCCATAATCGCCACCTACCTGTGATAATTTTCGATAGCCGCCAAAGCATCCGCAGGCACCGGCAACCAGCCATGTTGCCGCCGATAGTGCGCCACCAGCCGGCCAAATATGGCTTTCTCAATCTCTTTGCGGGTTTCGCCCAGGCCCTGCCCCTTGAACAGCGACAGGTCGCCATGGATGCCGCCAGGGCCCTGATGGGCCTCATAACTGAGCGGGATCACGAACCACTGGCCGATGTGCACCTTGTTATGGCGCCCGGTGCTGCCCACGCAGTGGTGGATGCATGCCGGTCCAAGGCCGATATAGCAGCCAGTCTCAGCCAGCCACTGGTGCCACCGCTTTTGCTCGGCTGTTGGTGCTTTGCCGCCCTTCACACCACCCCCAGCGCAGCCAGCTGCAGAACGATTGCCAGACCGCCAAGGGTGGCGCATACCCAGTCACGCACCTCAAGGGCCAGCAGGGTGCCGAACACCGTCAGCACGAGGACAAGAATTGCCATGGTCATTGGGCTTGCTCCGGGTGAAAGATGTGAAGTCTCTTTTTTGCGGCTATCCTTGCCTGCACAGCGTCACACTTAGATTCGAACTGTCCGATCCTGGTGCGCCTTCCGTTAGTGTTTATGTATGCAATCCATTTGCCGCTACGCGGGTGAAGACTCACGCCAGTCACTCCGCTTGTGTTGTCTGACCTGATACCTACGTTCTGCTGATTCTCTTTTTGAGAGCAAAGCCGTAGATTGCTGATGGCATTGTTCTTTGGGTTTCTGTCAGCATGATCCAAATGCCCATCAGGCATCACTCCGTTACATACAAGCCAGGCCAGTCTGTGCGCCAGATAAAGCCGCCCATCGATTTTTATTTGTCTGTATCCTTTGGAATCCAGAGAGCCAGCTACAGAGCCAGATTTCGCAAACCCTCCACGCCCCTTTTTCCAGATGAAGACGCCGGTCTCTGGGTTGTAACTGAGAAGCTCCATCACTCTATTTCTGCTGAGCATCACGCGCCTCCGGATAGTCACTGAAGACCTGTATGGACCTCTCGCTCCAACGAACGCCATTTTCAGCTCCGTAGGAATAGATAATCTCGATCAGGTCAGAGAACTCTGATTTCCTTAGCTTGCTGGTGCTTACCCCAAGCATCACAACACCCCCATCAAGCCCAACCGCTAAACGACTCTCTCTGGATAGAGCCGCAGAAAAGACCGTCTTCCATTCTTCCCGGGTGGCCGTGCATTTCTCGCCGTTGATGATCAGCGTGCATTGGCAGGCCACGTCCTCCAGCAGACACCAAAGTTTCGCGTTCTGGTCCAGGGACCGCTTAGGCTCGCGCAAGGCAAGCTCCAGTGATTCTCGCCCCTTTCTGAACTGCTCGGCCAGCAAGCCTTCCGCATGATCCAGGGCGCGCTTGAAGTTGTCCTCACGCAGCCGGTATACCTTCTCTCTGCTCATGCGCACCCCCGGTACCTTGGCGTACAGATAACCAGCGCCTGCCGCTTCCCGGCCTCAGACTGGGGCACCACGCGCCACCGGTATTCCTCTCCGCTACCGGCGCGAACAATGACGTGAGCCTTGCCGGTGGTGTTTGTCAGCCACTCCAGCTCTTCCACTGCCGCTTCCGGGTCGGTGAATACGGTCATAACGCCCCCGACAAAAACTGCGTGATAACGCTCTGCTCATGCTGCGCCACCAGATCCGCCACGTTATTCGGCGCCTGACCCGGCAGGCACCAGCGGGAAAAGCGGCCCTCGCCTATCAGCTCCACCAAGCCCTTGTCGCGCATGTTGACCAGGACCCACTGGGTTTTCTTGCCAGGCAGGCCCAGGCATTTGGCTATCTCGCCTCGGCTCATGGGTCCGTCTTCCAGCAGGGTCAGGATTCGATCTGTGTTGGTCACGCCGCCCTCCCCGCTTTCCGCGTCATGGCCGCCCGCTGGTTACCGGTGAGCCGGTAGTTTTTGTTCAGCACGCCGGTTTCCGGGCAGATAACGCGCTGAATGCCAGTGATGTGGCCCAGGTCTTCCAGCTCGCGCAGGCGGCGGCACAGGGTCTGCACCATCAGGCCGGTGTCGCGGGCAATGACATTGCGAGTGGCACCAAACTGGCATCCGTACAAGTACTGCCGGATTCTTTCGCGCTGGGTTGCTGCGTTGTGTTTCATGCCACGTCCCCTTTGCTTTCCAGTTGACTGGCCACGCGATCCAGCGCATCGGAGAGGCGCATGTGACCCTGTTTTTTCTCGCTGCCCTTGCGCATCACTTCCAGGCAGAGTTTCGGCTTGCCAATCAGGCGCGGCTCCGGCACAAACTCGCTGTGCTCTCCGCTGTTGCTCGCCTCGGTCATGCCCAGCAGCTTGGCCGGGAATTTCTCAGGCGGGCGGCTCAGGTAGCCCATGAAGCGCTTCACGAACTCGTTACCCTTGAACGGCAAATCCTTGTCGGTGACCTCGCACAGCTTCATCCAGCCGCCCATGTCCTCGATGGTGGCCATGGTGCGCGGGTCATCGAACACCACGGATTCATAGGGGCCCACAGAGCGGATTGCGCGATCTACCGCCGACCATGCAGCTAGTGCCCGGCTGTCCCCGTCGCCCTCGATGTGGCGCACAATGTCCGCCGGTTTCGGCGCAAAATCTCCGTGCTTCGGGTCGTTGATGTGGGCGGTCAGCCCCTGCTTGATCTGCTCCAGGTCGAAGCGCTGCAGGGCGTTGAAAATCAGGTCCAGGGCGCCGTCAGAAGGCGCCTTGTTGTACAGCTCGCTGGCCTGCGTCCAGATGGTTACGAATTGCGAATAATCCTGTGGTGTCATTACGCCAGCCCTCGCTCTCTTGCCATGCGCTCACCGCGCTCTTGGGGAGTTTCCTTGCGGCCTTGCTGGGCCTGCCTGTTGCCAGAACGACCAAACCGGTGGGCATTGCGTATCCAGGTATTCATGGCCGCATGCCAATCCTTCATCGTTGAGCCTTTGGCTCGGTGGTGGTCACAGAACTGGGGGAATTCGGTAATCAGTGAGACGCCCAGCTCTTCAGCCAAGCGCTTGTTGGTTTCGTTGGGCTCGAAATCTTCAGGGAGTTGGGCTGCACGTTTCGCTTTCCCCCCTTGGGGGGATACAGGGGGGTTCTTTTCTTTATTCTTCTCTTCTCTTCTCTTCTCTTCTTTAGGTAACGCACTGGTAACGCTGGCACCGTTACCTTCCCCGTTACCCTCTGCGTTACTTGGGCGTTCCTTAGATTTGTGTGCAGCAACCCTCTTCGCAGTAGTGGCGCGGGTTTTGGCGGTTTTGCCATTGTGGCGGTCGAAGTTGGGCAGAAATATCGTGCCGCCCTCTTCGCTCATCCAGCCAGCATCAATAACCGCATCACAGAAACCGGAAACGCAAACATGACGGTCGAGTAACTTTTTGGTAACGGTCGGAGCGTTACCTGTTTCGGTGTGCTGGTCGAACCATGCCCACACGCGAAGCAGCTTGCCAACCACGGCATCGGGATCAACGTCCAGGCGCTCGGCAATGGCCCACACTTCCGGCTTCTCGTGGGTGCTGATTTCAAACTTGATCCAGTCGCCGGCCATGACTACGCAGCCTCCCGCTTACGAAGCAGAGCATCGACGTTGCAGTGGTGGACCTTGAATTCCACTACCCAGACCCATGGGTTGGCATCCCAGTTGCTGTAGATGGAACCCCACAGACCGCTGAACCAGCCAATCGGATCGTTCACGGCCATATTCGGGAACGGACAGCCCTCTGCCATGCAGTCGCCACGGTCAATGTCCTGCAACCGCTCCACGCGCACATCGGTGATTTCGAGGGTCAGGCGGGAAGCCCAGCGGGGCATGTGGATTGATGGGCGCCATCCGTGGCGAAGATTTTCGTCACAGTCGATGTATTCCGGGCGAGGCCCGCCATCGGCTGCGTATTCGCAATATTCTGGAGACTCGTATTTTTCATCGCCGTGGTGCCAGTACTCTTCGGCTTTCTCCATGGGCAATAGCGGCCCCTGCCAAGCCTCTCTCACATACAGAAGGTCTCCGGGCTGGCCGAATGGACAGGCCTCTCCAAGCAGCCCCGCCGGCGCGTCAGTGCTTACCGCTGCTTTCCCATCAGCTCTTACGGCTTTCCAGCCAGAACGAAAGCGCGGCGCTGCCACAATGTTTTTTGCTTCTCGCCGCGTCTGAGTTTTCTGCCCTGCCAGAATGGCCTTCACCATGTCCGTGTTGAAAAGTATCGGTCTTGCTTTCATAATCACCTCGTCACTTCAGTGAAAAGCCCGGCCTGCCTCCTACAGCTGCCGGGCTTTTTCTTTATCGGTTAACTGCTTCCAATTTGCTTGGGGCGCGTGCCGCACCTTCCAGCTTCTCTATCTGTCCACGGATCACTCCGCGCACCGCCTGGATGCTGTCGCCCTCATTCGCATAAGCGCGATCAATCACCTTCAGCTGCTCGATTGAAAGCTTGTCCAAGCCATGGAACACCACGTCATTACGGATTCGGTCGGTGATGTTGTCGGCCCGTGCATTGGCCTCCCACGCACAGAAGCCAGCCTCTGCCATTTGGCGGGCTGTTCTGCTGGGAAAGATGGTTGCTATAGCGGCAGACTGATACGGCTCAGGAAGGGCCGGAATGAACGCCTCAAGCGCAAAGTCAAAGTGCAGCGGGGATTCCCGGCAGAACATTTTGCGGATGCGCTCGCAGGCCTGCTTCTCGTTGTGCGTGGGGATGTTCGGGCTCAGGTGGTACTCGGACCAGGCCTTGGCAATCTCGATGGCCAGGCGACTCTGGCAAACATCCCGGTCACGTCCAATCGCATCCCAAATAGCGCCCAGCTTTTCGGTGGCTGTGCCGTGCCTTTGGATGCTCTGGGGTATTTCCCCCATTACTTTGCTGATTGCGTCCATCTAATCTGGCTCCATGGATGACTTACTTGCTGAAACGTATTTGCTGAATCTTCGGGCCCGACTGGGGCCGTGGTCCGTGCAGCGCAAAAACCGGGAGCTGTGCCTGTTGCGACTCAGGTACAGCGTGGCCCGGCTTCAGGCGGCGGACTCTTTCTTTTGCGGAGGAAATACATCCTCAAGAGAGCAATCAGCACCAAGCTCATTCAGGGCATCAACGATCTGCCGAGCCACTTGCAGCCCAGGTTCTCGGTTTCCTGTTTCGTAGTTGCTGAGACGGGACTGGCGCCAATCAAGATGCGCGCACAGGTCGACCTGCTTTATGCGCGCCTCTTCTCTGATTTGCTGGATGTTGTTCATTGCTTCCTCCGGGGTAGTGACGCCATTTTAAACACGTTATGTGTTAGCTATCAACACGGAAAGTGAAGGATGCATATTACAATATGTGATATTTATCCGGGCATGAGTAATCTGGGTAAAAGAATCAAACACTTCCGAGAGCTGAAAAGGTGGTCTCAGTCCGACCTGGCGCGCGCGTGTGGCTGGGAATCACAGTCTCGAATCGGGAACTATGAGGCTGGTTCGCGCGAGCCTCCACTGGATGTGCTGCGCCTGATAGCCGGGAAGCTTGGCGTGTCATTAATGGAGTTGCTTGAAGAAGGGCCCAGCCAAGCGCAGGTTCTCGATTTCCCGGCCACATATGCCGTAGATGAAGAAAAGGAGATGGCGGTCATTCGCCGTTTTGCTATTGCTGGCGGTATGGGCCAGGGCCAGCTGGCCGAGCAGTTCCCTGATGTAATAGACACCATGCGGGTTAGCAAGGAGTGGCTGAGCCGTAATGTGATCTACTCCAGCCTGGACAATCTCGCTTTGATTACAGGACTGGGCGACAGCATGGAAGGCACATTCAGTGACGGAGATGTGCTGCTGGTGGATCGAGGGGTGACAGAAGTGAAGCTGGACGCAGTCTACGTCTTATCCCTGCATGATGAGCTGTACATCAAGAGGCTCCAGCGGCGCCCAGATGGCTCACTGCTTATGATTTCAGACAACGACAAGTACCCTCCCTATGTTATCGAGAACGGGGACCGTGATGCCTTCAAGGTTGAGGGGAGGGTGTTGTTAGCATGGAACGCAAGGAAACTCTAACGGAACAGGGGAAAGCCATGAAACGGATTATTGTGATTGCCGCTCTAACTTTCGCTTCATCGGCAGCCATGGCTGATGCAACCTTTGCCAAAGGGGCTCTGCCAGCGAAAATCTATATCGATGGATACAAGCAGTACACCGCTGAACTTGAGCGTGCCATAAGGCTTCAAGCCAAGAACCCGCGCTGCGCTGTGGTTCAATATGGAGACGTATCAAGCAGCAAGAGCCGCCCTGGCGCCCCCGTATTCTTTGTTAATTGCGACGGACATGATGGCAGCACGTTTAATACCTGGTACAGCCTCGGCGACCTAAAGAAAGGGAGCGCCAAAGTTGCCAGGAGCCTTTCTGCCGAAGCTGTTCGCTCTGCATGCTTCTCTGCAATCAAAGAAAAGCTTAATCAGCCCAATTCTTTCTCCCCTCATATGCTCGACTATGTGGTTAGCGATATGCCCAACGGACGAAGTCAGGCCCGTATAGGGTTCACGGCCAGTAATGCCTTCGGGACAGAAGCTGATTATGCAGGGCGATGCTTGGTTGGCCCGGATCTGCCAGCAGAAGTGACGATTTCCGAGAAGTAGCCACAGCGACAGCAAGGTCACGCTCAAGCAGCTATCTGTGACCGAAGGCGAGTATTTCCTCAAGCCCGGCAACCCGAACTGGCCCGAGCCCATCATTAAGGTGAGCGGGGACTGGTCCATCTGTGGCGTGGTTGTTGGGAAATACGACCCGATGTGAACCATTGCTTGAATGGTGTACACAAAAAAGCCCGCTTAAAGCGGGCTTTTCCATTACGCTAACGCTTATGCACAGTTGGCAACGTTGGCGTCTTGGTTTTCTGGAACCGTTTTATTTTTTGCCTCAAGCTCCGAGTGCGCCTCGCGGAGAATGCGCTTTTTCTCAGCTTCGACAAACCGACGCAGAACCTGCTTCATCAGGGGCTGGTATCCCACCCCGTGAAAGTCGGCAACCAATTTTAACTCTTCAAGAAGATCTGGCTGCATGCGAATAGAAATAGTCTTCAGCCCAACGGCGTTAGCCACTTGCTCTACACTAAGGTCCGCTTTTTTGGCGCTAGCTTCGTCCAAGCCGAGAGATCCGTCTTCCCATGCTTCCGCAGTGCCTTCAATGGTCCTTTTACGTGCGCTCATGCCTTGCACCCCTTTCCATTTCATAATAAATAATCAGCTTGCCAGTTTGCGATAAAGACTTTGACGCTCTGGCGTTGCATCAAAAGCCGTTTTCAAAACAACTTTTCCATCAATAAACATAAAGGCCACGAACAAATGGCGACCTTTATCTGTTTGCTCAACAAACCAATATGTTGGGGGGTTAGTCTTGTGTGATTCTCTGGTGTCTTCAATATAACCAAGAGTTACGTTTGCCAAGCACTCTGCCACCTCAAAGCATTCAACGTTGTGCTTTACCAACAGCTTTCTTCTTATGCTTTCATCTATGTGAAGGTCTATCCCTGTCCCCACAACGCTGAACTCCTAGTCTCTGTATATACGACTTTACCCCATAAGTGACGCGCACTGTATATACGGGAGGCCAATTTTGCAAGATTAGACGACAAAGTTACACATTCCGCCGCCCGACAGGCCTGCCGCCTGTTGATTCGAGCCTTCGCTATGCCAGGGATGGCCAGTATTGCTCTAGAACAACCCTCCCCTACCAGGCCCCGCAAAATTTTCGCTAACGAAAACCTTTCTCACTCCGGTCATTTCGGGCCGACTTTATGTTTTTGCCCAAACTAAACACATTTCGTGTTGACCGTATAAACACGTTATGTGATTATGATCCCACGCTAAACGAGCAGCCCGGAGCCAGACATGAACTCAGCCCTCAGAAACCAGCAAGCCATGGCCAGCGCGCAAGCGGCCTATGACAACGCCCTGCCGGTGGATGATCTGGATTTCCTGGACGACGACAAAACCGACTTCGACCGGGAAGAGGAAGAGGCGCTGGCCGAAACCGGAGCTGGCCGGGTTATCGAACCGGAACAGCTTTGGGCAGCCCTTCGCCGCAAGCCTGAATTCCGGGCCGTTCTGGACACCGTAATCAACGAAATGATGGACGACGAGCGTTACCAGCAGGCCCGCGACGAGCGCATGAAGCTGGACGCACAACAACGGATGGAGCCGTAAGCCATGAGAGACCTTACTACTATCGAGAAAATGACGAAAACCGCAGTGCTCGAAGCCATAGCGATATGCCAGCCGAGCGCTGCCCGCGACGCGGGCAATCCAATCGAGATGCAGTGGCGCGGCAGATGGCTGCTGGCTATCGACCTGTGTGGCGCTGGGCACCCGGTCACGCTGGCCTGCTACCGGGGCCAAACGCTGATCTCGGCGGCAATCAACCATCGCTACGGGTTGCCAACGCCTATGCCCATAAAATCCATGCTCTACCCGTCGGAGGCTGCATGAGATACGGAAACATTGTTCTCGGTTCCGCCGTTGCGATGGCTCTCGTTGCCATCCTGTGCATGGCCGGGGAAATGGACTACCAGGACGCACTGATAAGCGAGCAGCAAACCTGCGCCATGGTGCGCGATGGAATCTGGCCCGCTGAGCAGGCCGAAAACTACAACTGCGCCGATCCGGTGCAAGTGGCAGGAGTTGGACATGAGTGAGGTGAACAGCGGCGGGCCAGCATTCCCGGTGCCCAATGATGCAAATGTAAACGATCAGGAAGGTATGACCCTGCGCGACTACTTCGCCGCTAAGTGCGATGTGTCTTTTTACGCGCCCTCCGAGACCCTGGAGAGACAAATGGGGCGCAACCCAACAATTGGCGAGATGGCTGATTACATCGCCTCCATTCGTTACATAGAGGCCGACGCAATGCTGGCCCAAAGAGATACCGATACGACAGAGCGCTGATCTGTTGTTTTGCGGGGTCCGCCCCGCCTTTTATTCAAGGAGCAGAGCATGAACGCATCTACCGAAAAAGCGGACAAACAGTTGACTGGGTTAGACCTTATGCGGGCTCCGTTCGAGCCCCATCAGATCAGCAAGTTACCCAAAGAGTCTCGTGCTCAGATTGATGAGAGAAAGAAAACCCGCGCCGCCGGGATTTGGTGTCCCGAGTGCGGCGCCTGGCATCACAAGAAGGCAATCCATGTTGACTACGTGGGCCACGCCGCACTCACGAACCGGCTTCTCGACTGTGACCCAGAATGGAACTGGGAGCCTGTCAGCACCAATGAGGACGGCACGCCAAAGTTGGATTCTGACGGCGGCCTCTGGATTCGCCTTACTGTCTGCGGCGTGACGCGGCTTGGATATGGAGACGCAGAGGGCAAACAGGGGCCGGCCGCAATGAAAGAGCGCATAGGCGACGCACTGAGGAATGCCGCGATGCGCTTTGGCGCTGCTCTAGAGCTGTGGCACAAAGGCGACTTGCATGGGGTGGAGCAAGATGCTGCCACGGAGGACAAAGGCGAGCCTGATTTGCTGAGCGAGGATCAGGTCAGGCAATTGCGTGACGCCGCCAAGGTTGCCGGCGTTGATGAAGCCTACGTGTGCAAGGCTGGCAGCGTATCTCGGCTTGAGGAAATCGAGGCCTCACGTTTTCAGGCAGCGATGAACCACCTGCAGAAGAAGGCGCAGGAGGTTCAGCAATGATCATCATCACCTGTGAGCAGGGATCGCCGGAATGGTACCAGGCCCGCGCCGGCGCCATCACGGCCAGCATGTTCACCGTGGCCCGGGAAAAGGTCGGCACCCTGACTGAGCAGCAGCAGAAATACGTTGCGGCGATTCTTTCCGGGGCGGATGAAAAGGGCGCTGCAGATCGGGCCGGCTATAAGTCCATCCCTCGAAGTGAAGGTATCCAGAAAGCCCTGAAGGGAGAACGGGTAGGCGACCACTCCAACGCCGCCAAAGATTATGCCTTTCGCCTTGCAGTGGAGCGCATCAGCGGCCACCCGCTAGACGAAGGGTTTTCCACTTGGGCCATGCGCCGGGGCAACGAGCTGGAGCCGGAAGCCCGTGCAGCCCATGAATCCAAGATTGAAATGCTGATTACGCCCACCGGGCTGGTGACCACCGATGACGGCCTGTTCGGTGCCAGCGCTGACGGCCTTATCAACGATGACGGCGGCAGCGAGTACAAGTGCCTGGTCGATCCTGCGCGCATCCGCTCAATCATCATCGACCACGATCTGGAGCAGTTCACCGACCAGATACAGGGCTGCATGTGGCTGACCGGGCGTAAGTGGTGGCATCACGTCCTGTACTGCCCTGCCCTCAAGGTGGCAGGCAAGGAATTGATCATTCACCCCATGCAACGGGATGACGATTACATCGAGGCGCTGGAGGCCGATCTGTTGGCCTTCAACGACCTGGTGGAGCAGTACAAGGCGCAGATTCTCGACAGCGCCACGGGCATCGAGGAAGCGCGGCAGATGGTCGCCTGATCTCCTCCGGCCTGACTGCTGGAAAGACAGCCGCCTTGCCCGGGCGTTAAACGGGCATGAACAAGCCCAGCGGGCGGCGGTTAACACCCGCAGCCAGGGCGCCCGGCTCCTTGCCCCCTCTTAACCACGGAAGGCCGTGGGGATAGCCAAAGGCGCGAGGGGAGCGAATCTCAGGGCGTGACCTGACCGACTGGCCCGGTCGATAAACGGGCATGAACAACGGCACAGGAGAACACCATGGATCTGGTTTTGATCTTCCTCCTATGCCTCTGGTTTGGCTGGCCGCCGCCTACCGGTCAGCCATTTAAGAGCGCGGACCACCGGGCGAAACTGGTGGCAGCAATCAGCACAGAGGCAACCGCACTGGGTTGGACAGTGTATGGAGCGTAGGCAAAGAGATGAACGCAGCGGCTTCTACGCACACGGTAGCCGCCCCGAAAGGGCAAAGATCGTGCCGACTGGCCGGCGTAACCGGCCCTCCCCATAGGGGTGCGTTCTGGAAAAAGCTGAGGGATGCGTGTCGGGGCGATGGCCACGGACTCCCGAGAACACCGACACCCAGAACGCACCACCTATGCGGTGAATACAGCAATGCACGACGAGCGGAGAGAGCCCGCGCCGGAGACGTACCCGGCCACCGCATCCATAAACAACGGAGAGAGATATGAGTCAATCACTAGAGCAGAGAATCATCGAGGCAGTCAGAGTGCTAGGGCCGTCTCCTTGCGCTGTGATTGCCGCTCACATTGACGAAACGCCCAGGGCAATCGGTCAAAGGCTCCGCTTTATGGGAGAGGCTGGCCAGATTGTGAAAGTGGGCCTAACCAGCAGTAATGCCGCTATCTGGGCTGAGCGATGCGACCGGGTCTCAGAGCTTATGCACAAGTTCATCACCAGCCCGTCCGGGGTGCCGCTATGAAACTCAACCCCGAAACAATCCAGCAACTGGCCGCCCACCGCATCAAGCCCTTGGGCGCCCCTGAACGGACCATACAGCGAGCCCAGCGCCTGGTGCTGGTGAAGGTCGGCAAAGGCAAGAAGGTGCCGCTGGCATTGCGAGAGACAACGGCCTTTGTGGCCAGGGAGACGGACAAGTGAGTGATTTGAGAGAGGCGTTTGAGGCGTGGTTCAGCAAATGGGGCATGACCCCGAAGGCTGTTATTGAGTCGTTACGGGAAGGCGAGGAATACCCGCAAGATTCCATGCGCGAAGTTAATGCAGCGTGGCATGCATGGCAAGCCGCCCTTAGCGCCAATGGTGGGGAGGTGGAGCCGGTGGCGTGGGCAGTCTTTGCCGATAACGGGAATATCAGAATCTGGGGCCGGGAGAAGCCGGAAGCCTTCCCGGAGGCTGTGCCGCTGTACCTGGGCCCAACTGTCAAGGATTCCTTGACAGTCCAGAGCGAGCCCATTGGGTATGCAGACCCAGACACACTCGCTGACTATCGGGCAGGTGACAGGCTGCACATGCCCGTTTATCGCCCGGATGCGTCTGCCGATTGGCAAGACGGAATCCCTGTTTATCTGCACCCCGCCCCGCCATCTGTTGCGGTGCCGGAGGGGTGGGACGATGACGCTGCCAAGCAGCTGGAACAAGCGCGACAACTACAGGAAGCGCAATACGGGTCATCTGCGCAAACGCTCACCGCCGCCCCATCCCCCGACCATATTGCCGACGCCGGGAAGGTGGTGCCCATTGGCTATCTAACAAATCAAGCCGTTGCCCGTTTGCAAAGCGATAAACGCCTTAATGGCGAGCACCTTTATGCCTTTAAACCGGACGACCTGAGTAAGTTCCAAGCTGTCTGCCTTGCGCCAACTGTCAATGAATCCTTGACGATTGAGGATTTCAACGGAATGTGCCGGATAGTTGAGGCAGTTTCACAAATGACAGACGGGCTCGCCATTGACCAGTGCCACATAGACCGCGCACGGGAAATAGTTCAGGACGCCGCCCGCCTCCGCACCGCTGGCGACGAGGGGGAGGAGTAGTGAGCATGGAGTATATCCGCCGCACTTACGGCGTGCCGGTGAAGCGGGGGATGCGGGTTCGCATACGGGCGTTCGACGGATGGACGGATGGACGGGTAACAAGCGCCACACATTATGTGGTGGTGGCTCCAGATCAATGGCCGAATGCAAGGCTCCGCTATCACCCCACAGACTACAATTTTATTCGGTATCAGGGTGACAGCCCCACCCATAACGGAGGTGAGAGCGATGGATAAGCCGAACGAAACACCAGAAACCATCTACCTAATCCCTGACTACGACGAGGGCATTCTGGGCCACGTCTGGTGCGACGATCCCGCGCCCGGCCTGGGCATGGACCCGGAAGACGCCATTGAATACCGCCGGGCCGATGTGGCCGACACCGCCCTAGCAGCGGCTGAGGCGAGGATTGCAGAGCTGGAGAAGGCGCTGGAACCGTTTGCTGATTGGTACGAACAGCCACTTGGGGGATTTGATCCTGTAACCGCTGATCATTGCGCTACCGGGATTATAGCCAGAGTAGGCGACCTACGCCGCGCCGCCGCCCTGCTCAAGGAGAAGGAGTGATGAAACGCTTTCTGCGCCGCTGGCTGTGGCAGCCGATCCGGCACCGGTACGCACCGGCACCCTACGCGCCCGCCTGCCCTTTCTCCGTGCGATACCGCACCCAGGATGGCCGGGAATACGAGTGCCACGCGGAAACCTTCACGGAAACAGCGGTGCTGGCCGAGACCATGACCGAGGCCGGCATTCAGGTAACCAGCTGGGGCGACCGAAACGGGGCGCCGGGCGCTATCAGCGCACAGAGCCTGCATTGAGGTGATCCATGAAAGATAATCCGAATCTGGTGACCGAAGAAGAGCTGCTGGCCTGGACTCACTTCAAGACCCGGGCGCCGCTCGTTCGCTGGCTGGACCAGCAGGGCATCGAATACCACAGGGGCGCCGGCGGGCGGGTGTGCACCACCCTGCAGGCCCTGAATGCCCGTGGCAGCGCCAACGATGACGGCCTGGAGTTTGCCTGATGGGTCGCGGTCGCAGCACAAGGCGGGATAACAGCCTGCCGGAGTACGTTTACCGGGTCGCAAGCAAGAACCGGGTTATCTGGCGTGAGTACGCAGGAAAAGGCCAGTTCTCAGGCCAGATAACGCTGGTTTCACCCAATGGCCGCGCCCTGCCCCATGATGCGCCGCACAGAGACATTCTGGAGGCCTACCAGCGGCAGGTGGCCACCGGCGGCAAGCGCACCCTTGGAAACCTGCTCAGGGACTACATGGCGGCGCCCAGGGTGGCGCCTATCAAGCCGAAGACCCGGGCGGAATACCTGAAGTACGTGGATGCGATTGCCGCCAAGCCAATGCGCAACGGATCTCGGTTCGGTGATGTGGCCCTGGAAAAGATTTCCGCCGGCGTGATCGCCAAGTACCGCGACAGCCTGGCCGACAAGCCGACCACGGCAAACAGGCACCTGCAGTTCCTCTCTGTGGCGTTTGGCTGGGCCATCGAGCAGGAACTGATGGCATCCAACCCGTGCCAGGGTGTGCGCCGGTACCGTCTGGAGGCCCGGACCCGCTATGTGGAGGACTGGGAGTTTGACCTGGTGCAGGGCTTGGCGCCGGACTATGTTGCCGTGATGATGGAGCTGGCATTTCTGATGCGGGCCCGGAAAGGGGAAATTCTGGCACTACGCCGGGAGCATGTGACCGACCGGGGCATTTTCCTTGAGCGCAGCAAGAACAGCGAATCAGAGGTGACCTTGTGGACGCCGCGGCTCCGGGACGCCTACAAGGCGGCCACGGCCATCAACCGGGGCGTTATCAGCCCGTGGCTGCTACACGGCAAGGATGGCGACGCTATCAAGCCTGAGGCCTTCTCCACTGCCTGGCAGCGGCTCATGGCTAAGGCATTGGAAAACGGCCTGAAGGAGCGGTTCACGTTCCACGACCTGAAGGCCAAGGGTCTGACGGATGATTCGGAGCATTGGGCGGGGCATAAATCGGAAAGGATGCGACAGGTTTACCACCGGCTGGCCCGGGAGAAGCAGGCAACCCGGTAG